CATCAATCATCTTCGGGCCCATTGCGCCGGGCCGGGTCATCTCGTATTCAGCGATGCCTTTGATGTCACGGGCGAGTTGCTCGGAGCCGGTGAGACCCTTCGCGGCCCCACCAGCCGCGCCCGCCAGCCCACCCATTACGCCAGAGCCCACCCGAAGCGCAGACTCGCCAATATTCGAGGTCAATGCAGCTGCGATGACAAGGGGCCAGTCCCCTAACTCTTTGGGCTTAAACTGCTTGGCTATATCCCCAAAGGATGTTAGTGGCTGAACGCCCATACCTTCCTCAAAGCCCTCAGCCCCTCCTTTCAATGCGCCAGACACAGCGTCAAGTACATTTGGCAGGAACTCTGTGGCCTCACGAACCTTGTGCAGCATCCCCGACATGGTATCGAGGTGCGCCCAATCGTCATTGGAGACACTAGGCGCCATCGGGTCGGACCCGGCATACTGCGCCAGTGACGGGTTCCCGCTCACAATCCCCTGCACCACGTTGGTCTTGAGCTTCTGTTCAAAGCCTTTGGGATCAAGGTGGATCACGTTGGAGGGGATGCCTGTGGCCGTGCCAAGCGCCCATGACTTGGCCGCGGACTCAGGATCGTCGTTGGCATGGGTCCCTGCCAACACGCCGCCGCCCTGCTGCATCCACTGCTTCGCCTTGGCATAGTCTTCAGGGGTGAAGTCCGGAATGTCGGTCATCGATCATAACTCTCAACTCGGGGGAGAAGGCTGGCGGGCTCGGGCAGGACAGGCACAGGTGGCGCTGGCGTGATTACAGGCGGCGGATTGACCCGCTCTGTGGTCTTACTTCCTGGCTTTGCAGGCGTTGATGGCGCCGTTACAGATCCGTAAAGCTTGTCATGCAGCATCTTCAAATAATACGTCTGCACTTGTGCGTCGGTCAAGTTCGGCCCAAGGTTCTTGCGAATATTCGCGGCCTGTTCCTCGGATGGCTGATTGACGTGGCCCGATGTTCCGGTGAACGGAACATAAGGTATCCCCGGTTTGAGTACCTTGTCCTGCATCAACGTCGTGGCCATTTCCTGCGCGGTCTTCGGATCGATGACCTTTCCGTTTTCGCGGGCGAAGTCGAACATCTGTTGCAGCGAGTCGTGGAAGTCATTGTATTCTGGCGTGCCCCGCTTGCCAAAGGCGGCCTCAACCTGTGGCTTCATAGTCGACAGGGTCTGCTCTGTAGCACGATCTCGGAACTGTGGGCTGCTCCCACCATTCCGCATACCCTCTTGGAGCTTGATGATCTCCTTCCGTTGATACGCGGTCAGGTCAAGGGAGTAAGGATCGACTTTGACAAATGCTGAACTGTCCCGCCGCGACAACCCCATCAAGGTCGTCATTATCTGCTGACGCTCAGGCGTGATAGTGATGTCGGTGGAATAATGCTGGCGAAGACGAGCGTTGATTGCTAAGTCAGTCTGCCCTGCCCGCTCGTCGTTGGATTGGATCACACTGAAAGCGTCTTTGAGCTCCGGCTGACTGCGAAGCTGCTCGGGCGTCATGTAGGTACCGGGCCCGATCTTCGAGATGAACTCGTCAATCGTGCTATTGGCCCGGTCTAGTTTCTGTTTGTCCATAGCCTCTTGCTGGGCGGCCTTGGTCAGGACGACAGAAGTCACGCGGGAGGATGCGACGACATCCCCGCCAGTCTTTTTGTCCGACGCCTCTACAGCGGCTTTGACGTTCTCCTCTTTGGTCTTCTTTGGGTCGTAGGTTTCAGCAACAGTTTTGGTGACGCCGATCCGCTCTTGGGACTCAGAGATACTCCTATCAGCTTGATCCAGAGCCTTGCCTGTGAGCATACCTTGCTTTTCAGCAATATCACGTAAGGCCTTGGCCTGGTCAGGATCGTGTCGAGCAAGGGCGCCTGTGATCGCGGCAAGGGAAGTAGTATTGTGATTGTCACTAATCCGAGCCTTGACCGCAGGGGAGTCGGGGGCCTCACCTAAGTGGTGCCCCATATCGACAGCGTCTTTTACGTCTTTACCCCAGGCCATTTTCAAGGCATTGGGGTCGATACTTGCTGCACCGGTAACCATGGCGTCCCTTGTTGCCTTCCCCGCAACAATGTTATCCATGTCATACTTCTTCACCGCCTGCGCCGAGTGCGTGGCGGAGTAGATGTAGAGGCGTGACTGGGTTGAGGCCGCCTCATTTTGATAAAGCTCAGCTGCGGTGGGATTGAGATCCTTCCCATTCTTCTGTCGGACGGCCTCGAGGTCTGCGTGGAGTTTGGCCAAGGCCTCGGGCCCGGCGTCCATGCCACCCTTGGAGTCGAACTCGCCCCACAGCGCGGCCTGTTCGTGCGCAGTCTGAACCGCAGCGCCGCGTGCAGTGGCGTGGTTGGTCAGATCTTGGAAGGCGAGGGCACGAGCAAAGAGCTCCTTTCCAGCCCCCTCTTGGACCTGCCCGAAGTTCTCCACCGCCTGGCCAACGTTCGCGCCAAACGCCGCCGCAGGGGCATCGACGTGTATCTGCGGGGTGGGCTCGAGTCTCAGGTTCGGCGTATCAGGGGCGCCCGTGTAAGGAACTTTGTCAGCCATGTTACTTCATCCCAATGCCGCCAGAGGAACCGCCAAAGGTCTGGTTAGAATTGTTGCCCCACAGACCCATCTTCGTGCTCTGTAGCCATTGCTGGGAGACTGAGGAAGCGGTGCCGACAAGGGAAGTATCGGCTTTGATCACCCCGGCCGTGCGAGCGTTCTCCCCTGCGAAGGTATCCGCTCCCGCCTGCGCGACGTCAGCCGCCGCTTGGGTGCGGTAGTTATACGCGGTCTTAGCGGCGTCAGAGCGGATGACAGATTGGTTCAGTTGATTGAACATCCCTTGGCTCTGCTGCACCTTTTGGGCGGAGCCCGAGCGGACGTCGAGGCCGTGAGAGGCTTGGGCGGATTTCATCGTGCCCATGGTTGCAGCGCCACGGAGCCCTGAGAGCATGGCATTGAACTCGCCAGTGGCGCTGGCTGTCGATGCGTTCTGCTCGGCGATCTGCGCGTTCATGCGCGCAACGCCGGCTTGATAGTCGTACATCTTCCCTTCGGATTGGCCTTGCGCATAGGCCCCGAAGGCGGAGGTCAGGCCGCCGAGGAATGTTGAGAACATCCCCGAGTAGCCCATCTGGGTGTTGGTGTCCATCAGCGTTCTCTATCTTGAGCGGTGAATTGCGGGAACACCCCGAGGACTGTGGCGGGGTAGGGATTGCTCTGGCGGATGTAGTATTGGCCGGGAACGGTGTAGGTGGGGTCAAGGAAGGTGCGGGCGTCACCGTTGACGAGGTCGGTCACAATCTGAGTCGGCTGGCCAACGAGCATGGAGGAGATGTTGCCGACTTGGAGATCCTGCATCGGGACAAGGGTACCGGAGCCCGAGCCAATGGACAGGCCGAGGGTGTCGGCGACACGGACAACGACCTGGCTAATCTTCTTGGTCTTGCCTTGGATCGTGGGCTCGCCGACCTCGAGGGGGAGGGTTTGGAGATTGCAGTTGTAGCCGAGGCCGACTGTGACGGTGGTGTAGCCGGTGGCGCCGGGGGTGGTCGGGGCCGGGAGGGTGAAGAAGCCGGTGTTGGGCATGACGAATGGAGTGATGGTGGAGACAGCGCCAGTGTCGTCTTGGCAAAGGCCGGTCACGGTTTGCCCTGCGAGGTGGGCAGCGCCGGTGAAGTAGAGGGTTGGAGCCCCAGCATACTGCTGGCCTGAGTCGACGCACCAAGAGGAGATCAGGCCGTTGGGAAAGGCCCGGTCGGCGAAGCGCTCAATGTATTGGACCGTGGTGCCATTGATCACGCGGGACACGACGACGTAAACGGCGTCGACGGACCCGGCGGTGGCAGTAGCCTCGGTCACGGCGCAGACGGATTGGAAGGAGCCATTGGTCGTGTTGTGATGGGCCCAGCCTTGGAACTCTTGCTCTTTGAGGAAGGTCAGGGAGAGCAGAGTGCCGTCGTCTCGCACGGCCCAGACAATGAAGAATGGGGACTCAGCCCATGCCCATTGGGTGAGGGTGTAGCCATAGAAGAGGTGGGAGGCGATGAGGGAGACATCCGTGCCGGTGAAGACGTTGAAGTAGATGTTGTAGGCAAGATCGCGGACTTGGTTGCCTTTGGACTGGACGAAGAGAATGTCATAGTTGGTGATGATCGGCGGCATGTCGTTGGCGCCGATGAAGGACTGGGCTGTAGCGACAATGTTCTCAGGGGACACAGCGGATGAGTTGCCTTGGAAGCTGCCGCCGCCATTAACCACCCACGCGGCTTGGTCAGTGAAGATCAACATGCCAGCGGGGACGGAGACAATGGACTTGATTGAGTTAGGTTGGTTGCTGACAAGGGTGCCCGTGATCGCGTCGGAGGGGATGATTGGCTGATGGATGTTATAGTTGTAGTAATCTCCCGGCTGCGACATATTGAAGGTCTGAGGAGCGGCAGCGGGCCCAGCGAGGACCAGTCGCTGCTGGAAGAAGGCACAGACAGAGGGGTTGCCATTGGTTGTGGCTTGGAGATTGGCGGTCGCGGCGGCGGTACCAGCAGAGAATATCACCGTCGGGGCAACGCTGTAGCTGGTCCCGGAGTTGGTGACCACGACCTGCCCGACGCCCCATGTTGCGGTGGCGGTGGCGCCTGTGCCCGCTCCAGAGGTGCTAACTTGGGTCAGTGGGTTGGCTGGGGTTGAGCCTGAGGAGACGCTTCCAGCGCCGCCAATGGCCCATCCTGTGACAGTGCCCCCTCCGCCGATAGAGGTGACAATGAGGTTCAAGCCTCTGCCGAAGTTGATAGAGTCGCCTACGACGTAGCCTGTGCCTGCTGCTGTGATGGTTGGGGTGGTCGTCACATTGAGCACCGCGTAAGCTGCTGCGGTGCCGGAACTGAAAGTGATAGTTGGGACCGTGGTATAGGTGCCGGCAACCGTGACGGTTATGGTCGCGACTCCAACGCCCCCTGAGGCGAAGGGGTTCTGCCCGACGGGGACACCCTGGGAGAAGTCAGGGGCGATGTTCCCGTCAACGAAGTTCAGGCCCGTGCTGTAGCCGATGTAGCCGTACTGGACCGTGGGAGGGGCGATGCCGAAGGTGGAGACGTTGGCTGCATAGACCTTGTAGTATTGTGGCGCAGGGGACACAGGATTCCAACTGATCTGGTTGGTCCCGTAGGAGGGGAAGACCCGCATGTCAACTCGGGGGCCGACGCCGGCTGAGGAGGAGGCGAGGGACTCATGGCCGTCAGCGGAGACGGCGGTCACGCAGTAGGTGTAATAGGAATATCCAAAGATGAGGATCGGGTTCGCCCCGGTACCTTCGTTAATGTAGGTCGGGAGGGTGGTTGCGACTGCGATATCGGTGGGCGCGGAGAGACTTGAGCCGAAGGAAATAGGGGCGAGGACCCAGCTGGCGGGCCCGTTGTAGGTCAGGGCGTAGGGCACATACGCCGGGTGCGTGAGTACCATCTCATTGCCGGTTTGGGCGAACTTAAGCAGGACTAGATCGGAGCCGGCGTAGGGAGTGGAGATCAATGAGCCTGCAACCACGGCGCCTTGGTAGATGGCGCGCATGTAGTTCTGGCCGAACTCGAGGACATAGCCAGTATTGAACCCGGCTTGGAATTTGATCAGGCGTACGGGGTGGGCTGTGTCGTGCACTTGTGTGACGAATTGAGTCCCTGGCCGAGTGGACGCACCTCCTCGATAGTCGATGAAGAAGTTCTGCATCAAGGCGGCGCCGGAGCGGTACTTCTGCATGTCGACGCGGGCGTAGAGCTGCGGGGCCCACTCACCGGAGTTGAAGGAGGGCTGTGCGTGTGTCTCGGGCATGGTCGGGAGTCCTTAGCCGTAGATTGGCCACATGCCGCCGAAGTCAACGCCGGTGAAGGGGCCGGAGTAGGGCGAAGCGAAATCGATGCCGCGAATGCGGAGCCAGTCGGGGGTCACGTCGTTGATGGTGAAGCCCTCGTTGCCGTCGCCGACACGGGCGATGGTGATCACGCGGTTGGCTTCCTCGATGGCCATGTTGGCAAGGCGCTTGTCACCGGTCAGGGCCATGCAGAGTTCGGCGCCGAGGAGGCAGGACCATGCGTCGATGAACTGCTCGTCCATAATGTCGGGGTCGGTGATGTCTTGGATGTAGGTGCCGATGGCGAATTCTTGGTTGCAGAGGATCACGCGCTGCGGGGCGGGGGAACCGAAGGTGAGGTTGAAGGTTGCGCCGGAGCCGGTGCCGGTGGTGTAGCTTTGCTGGACGGGATTGGTCAGCCCTGTGATGGAGGGGGCGTAGTAGCTGCCGCCGATGGTGGGGCCGGCTGCAACTCCGGACTGGCGGGGCGCTGTCTGGGTGTTGTTGACCTGGCTGATGATGCTTACGGAGGTGACCACGCCAGCGGCGACACCGGTCACGAGAAGCTGGATCGGGCCGCCAAAGGGCTGGGCGCCTTGGGTCCATGTGATTGTGCCGGAGGTCGGGTTGATCATGCCGGGGCCGAAGATGATGTCGCCGACAGCGTAGTTGGTGCCGCCGCTGACAATGGCCGCCGCCGTGACGGGGTAGAAGGTGTCGCTGTGGACTTTGTACTTGACGGGCGGGCCCTGCCAGAAGGAGGCGGCGCCACCGGTCACGGCGGTGGTAATGGGGATGCCGCCGGAGAAGCCGGTCTGGGTGGCAGGGATGATGTAGCACATCCGCTGGCAGTCGGAGGGGTATTGGTACTCATAGTTCCACGGCGGCGCCGGCTGGCCCGGCTGCCAGAGCGTGGTCGCCGCCATGGTGTTCTCGGGCGTGCCGGGCGAGGAGGTGATGTAAATGAGGTTCACTGTCTTCGTGGCGAAGTTCCAGGGAGCCATGCGAAGGAGGCGGCGACGGATGTTGTCGATCCGGAGGTTGGCTTGGATCGCCTCGTTGGTGGAGTTGGCTGCGAGTTCCGCGTCCGTCACGTTGGTGCGCGTGCCGGGGACTTGGAGAGCCCTGTTAATTATATCCGTCGCCGTGGTCATGTTGTCAGTCCTTCCAAGTGGCGGCTTTCACCGCCCACATCTGCGCGGTCTGCGCTTTGGTGATGGCGACGGCGGCAAGATGCGCCTTCTCGCTGGGGGCGGCTTCTTCACGCAAAGTCGCCAATACGTCAATCACATCAGCGAATTTCTGCTTGAGCAGGTTCACGGTCGGATCGCCAGACGGGTTGAAGGAAAGACCAACGGCCTTCTGTCCGAATGTTTGTGTCATCAGTGCCTTCCCTGCTGCCCGCCGGACGGGCCGTGATTGGTGCCGCCGAGACCGGGACGGTTGTTGCCGGTGATGCCCTTGGGGCCGACGGGCTCCTTGTAGGGCAGGGGCTTGACGCAGCCGGTCATATCGCCGCCGCACGAGGCGCGCTTGGTGCCCTGGGCGCCGGCGGTGTTGGGGAAGTCGTCGAGAGGGTGCTTAGCCATTGGTGGGTTCCTCCAGCGGGAGTTCGGGGTCGTCGGTGGGGGTGTTGTTCCAGATGTTGTCGAGTTCCGCACGGGCGAGGTCGGCCCAGCGCGTGAAGGCAGGGCCGGCCGTCGAGGCCTTGTGGACGATGTCGAAAAGCATCCAGATCTTGGTGAGAACGTCGCCATCGTTGAGCATCAGGATTTCCTCTGCGAGCCAGATTTGTGGTAGGTGGTGGCGACCGGGGCGGGGGCGGTGAAGCCGCGGCCATGGTCGACGTAGTCGCGGGTGCGAACCTGCTGGAGGCCGATAGCCGCGGCCTTGTGGGGGTTCTTGGCTTTGGACACGGGCTCGACCTTCGTCGATGCTCGGCCGCTGCGTGTGGCATTGCCCTGTTTCATCCTCGATGACCTTTCTCGGTGGGGAGGAGGCGGGAGTGATCCCAGCGATTGCCTGCTTGCTTGCTCATGTCGGCGCGGACCCGTTCGATCCAGCCGAGGTCGGTGTTGCCCTCTTTGAGAAGGTGGCGATAGCGGTCGTCGCAGCGCTCGGCCTCGCGGAGGATATAGTCGGGAACGACGTGACCCTGTTCGGAGTACATGTTCATCACGTCGTGGACATCGTGCATATACATGATAAACCGCCGCATCTTTTCTGGGACCTCAGACTCGGCGTCTTTCATGTAGACCACGACCTCGCCAACCATGGACTTGATGGCCTGAAGGAAGCCTGAGGCGTTCTTGAGATGGGCGTTCATCTCCTCGATAGCGGTGGTTAGGCGTTCAGTTTCGGTTGCCATCTTGGGCTCCTTAGTATGCACGGATTAGAGCAGCGTGAAAGGTTTGTGTCGAACCATAGTTGCTGCAGCATCGCCTGCTTGGGGTTGTGGGTCCATTGCCCGGTGGTCATCGAGATAGGCCTTTATTTCAGGGAGGCAGGGTCGATTTCTTCCAGCACGCGGAGGATCGTGAGAGGGGGGAACATGCTGATTGCATTCTTGATCTCGACTACCTCATCGGCGGTCAGATCAAGGTCTTTGGCATCCTTGATCTTGAGGGCGAGGAGGGCGCGCTTGGCGAGTTTAAGCGGGTCGGCCGGTGCGCGCGGATCGGCCTGCGTTGGCGCAAACAGCGACGTGGCGATCACCGAGCCGAGGGTCAAGACCGGGGAGGCCGGATCATAGGCCCCATCCTTCATCCGCTCGCGCGCAACCTCCCCGTACTGGTCGATAATCGGCCTGGTGAAATCGTGGGCGTCCACTGGCGACGCCAACAGCCCCGCAGCGATCACGATCGCGTATTTCATATGCATGATCCCGCGGTCAATTTTACGATGATGGTGTTCGACGACGTGATGCAAAGCGATGCCGCCGGTGTCCCGGCGGTCACTGTTTGCAATTGGATCGGCGTCGACCCGTCGCCGAGAAGCACATGGGTTCCCGGCCCATCCACCGCCAATTGGCGGGTTCCGTTCAGATAAAGCCCATATCCAGAATTTAGGAAGACGTTTCCACTAGAGACCGAAAATCCCTGAAACCCAGTCGAGCCGTTCAGCACGAGGAAACCGCCGCTCCCATAGAGACCGATCGTCTGCTTCGCGCTTGACCCGTCGAAATACGAAAAATCGACCGGCGTGCTACTGATGTTCGATCCGGACGCAGCCGCCGCGCCGGCTGTAAAGGCGATGGTTGAGACGCCATCATTGACGTAGAACCCGTTTGTCCACTTGATCCCTGTCCCGAGGCTATCGACTTGAAATCCATTGGCATAGGCGGGTTGAGCAAGGCTGTTCCCGGTCACAGTTAGCCCGTAAACGTTTGTAGCCGGGTTCATGACATTATAGTCAAGTTCGCTTTTCAATAGCCTGCCAGTGCCAGACCCAATTACTCGGGTTGCTGAGTCTTGCAGGAGAGTATTTATTCCCCAGCAGAAAGAATTGTTGACTTCGCAGGTGCCTGCAGAGAAAAGGCCAACACCATTGGCGAACGCTCCGCCGCCCGCCGCTAGATTGCGGAAATAGCCAGCGATGGCCGGAATGTTGAGCGCCGTCGCATTTGACGGGATCGTGATGGCTGCATTGAGCGCATCTCCGGTCGTGACGCCTGGAAAAATCTGCTGATAGATGGCGATCGGCGACGACGCCCCGATTTGGAGCGTTGACGCGGCCTTTATCGTCACCGCGGAATTGAAGGTATTGGTGCCGGTCCAAGTGTTGTTCAGTGGAAGGAGGTTGGTGTTATTCTGGGGGACGATCGGTGGGTAGACATTCTGTGCCGATGCCGCAGTCGCCTGCAAGGACAGAGCCAAGATGAGGAACTTAAACATTGCTCTCAATCACCGTCAAAGGGTTGTTGGAACCGGAGGTCGCAAGGGCTTGGTAGGAGCCAGAGCATTCCCCTGTGAGCGTGATTTGGCCACCGTTGGCGTAGACCATAAGGCCGCCGCCAAGGGTGGTTGTGGTTGGGGTAAGGGCTGTGTTGGCGTAGGAAGGCTGGCCGCTGTTGCTGGTGGGGACGGTGCCAGGGGTGTTCTGAACATTGACGGGGAAGATAACGACGTTGACGGAACCGGGGTTGTGAAAGGTGATCGAACCCCGGTTCACATTGGCGGGGGCCACCACGATCGGACTGGTCCCCAAGTTGTTGTAGGCGAGGGTCTTCCCGCCATTGGTCGGGCCAATGGGGGTTGAGAACTGTCCGAAGGTGCCGGCCATGGCGGGTTAGCCTTTCAGGTGGACGGGGGACTTGGGCTGGGATGCGGCGATGGCCGCGGTCAGAGCCGCAAGATTGGCAACGAGGTCGGACATGCCGGGGACCTCAACGGGCTTGGAGGTGATGTCGCCCATCGCCGCCTCGAACTTGTCGACGAGCGACTGGGAGAAGTCGACCTCGGCCGTTTCGGGGCGGTAGGACCAGCGCGATTCGAACTTGGCCGAGATGGTTTTGGCCTCGTCGTCGAGCGGGATCATGTCGGGGGTCGGATCGCCAATGAAGACGATGTCGCCGCGCTCCCCCTTGCCTTCGAGGCAGACAATGATCTCGCCGTCTTCGTCGTCCTTAGAGCCCCACTTGTTGGTCCAGTCGCCGGGGTCGGCGGTGTTGAGGTAGCGCGGAACGGCGAAGCGCTTGCGATTGACCTTGCCGTTCTTGGTTTCGTTGTACTCCCATTCGATGCCGGGAGTGTTGATGTAGTGCGGGCAGGCGAGTTTCCAGCGGGCCATGGGTCAGTTCTCCGTCCATTCGAAGTTGATGGCGAGGACTCCGGAAGAGATGGAGACCCCGTTGAGGTTCAGGCACAGCTGCTGGGCCGAGCCCTTGGACAGCCAAACGCCCTTTTCGAACATGTCAACGGCCGTGCCGAAGATCATCTCGAAGGGCCGGTTGGCTGTCGTGGTGACGGCGAAGGAGACAGCCGACCCTCGGATCAGGGAGGGCGAGGGGTCGACGACCGTCGGGTTGGCGGTGTAGGCCGTGACAGTTGCTGTCGCTGCGGAGTCGGTGGGGTTGTTCGGCACGGCGACAGGGAGGGCAAGGCTGGTGGCTGCAGTGCCGCCGGTGTCCTGGGAGACGCGGCGGTAGAGCAGAACCGGAGTAGTGATGGCCGTGCCCGCCGTGCCGGAGACGGTCACGAGGTGAAGGATGACGTTCTTCGTCGACGAAGCGTTGAGACAGAAGATGTCCGTGGCCGACGCGGCGGGAACGAGGCCGGCCGACGAGGCGGTGTAGGTTGGGTTCTTGAGGATGCCTGTGATGAGCCCAGTCTGCGGGACGGTGTTGACCTGCGCAAAGGCTGGGGCGCAGAGCCCCAGCGAGAGCGCAGTGAACAGGGGGAGGAGTGTCTTGTTCACTGCTGTGCTCCGTTCAGTTGGCGACGTTGATGCCGGCGGGATAGCCGGAGAGGGCGCCCGTTGTGCCCGTGATCTGGTCGAAACGATCGAGAACGATGTTGGCTTCAACGGCGCCGGCGGAGTGCGTGCCGACGGAGATGAAGTTCAGCTTGAGAAACCGCGGCAGGGCCTGACCGGGAGCCGGGCGCGGGATGTCGATGTTCGCAAGCTGGGTGCCCGCGAGGAGGTTGGCCTCGACCACGGCCGCCGGCGCAGTCCACATCGTGGTGTAGGAGCCGGGGGCGCCAGAGCCGTTGTCGGGGGCGCCCTGCAGCTGGATCTGGAGGCTGGTGCCGCCGGTGATGGCAGTGGTGACGACCACGGAAAGTTTGAGCGAGGGGTCGTCACCGACACCGATGTCACGGGCGCCGCCACCTCCACCATTGGCGGAGGTGGGGATGCCAACGAGGCCGAGGTCGATGATGTTGCTGGCCGCCTGAGTGCCGGTCGTGGGGAGATCGGTCTGGGCACCGGCTGTGATGCCGCCCGAAGCACCATTGGAGGTGCCGGTGAAGGTGAGGAGTCCGTCGAGGATCATGTTACAAAGCCTTTCGAGTGTTCAGAGACACAAAGTTACCTTGAAGTTCTTGAGCGAAGGAGTCCCTAAAGGCAATCGCTTCCTCTAAGTCGTCAAAGCGGCCACAATACATACCATTAACATGTACCTGCCACTTACCTACTTGAGGCATCCATCCAACTCCGCGAAAGCCAGATGAGTTTCTTGAGTTCATCTGACTATTGCATTTGTTGTCAGAACTAGAAGCTTCTCGAAGATTGCTCCAGCAATTGTTATTAGGGTCACGATCTACATGATCAATCTCCTGAGTAGGCCATTGCCCAGTCATATAAAACCAGGCAAGTCGATGTGAATAGTATAGTACCCCATCCAAGCGAAGGAGGACATAACCATCAGATCGAGTGTTACCCGCTACAGTTCCAGTACGCCGCTGATTTGGAGGTGGACACCAAACCCACGTCCAAAGGCCAGTTTCTGGATTGTAGCTTAACCGCTTTCTAAGGCTAAATTGATCAATCATCGTTAAGACCTAGAGTACTTGGGCCTCGTTGGACAGGAGCGCGTCAGAGGTCCGAAGCGGGACGCCGCGGAAGGTGGTGACGACCTTGCCTTGGAATTCCTCGAGGCGGAGCAGGACGTTGGTCTTGTTCATGGCTTGGAGGTCGAGGTACGTGCGGATGATGCGGTTGCCGTAGATGGCGACCCGCCCCATATTTGCGCGGACTTCGGGGGTGTCAGAGGTCTGGATCGCCGTGGCGTTGGCGGGCGCCGTCGGCATGCGGTAGAGAGCGCGGACGAGGAGGTTGATCAGGTTCGCGGCCGAGACGCCGGTCAGCTGGGTCACGTCGACGTTCGCGATGCGGACGACGTAGCGCCAGTCGCGCAGGACCATGCCGATCTCCCACTTGAAGTGGTCACGGTAGGCCTGGTAGGTGTTGCCGGCGGAGTCGGTCACGGGCCACTCGCCCATGTCGCGGTGCTGGAGGCCGGTGATCTTCGACTTGGGGAACGTGGCGTGGCAGGTGTCGTCGCCCCACGTCACGAGCCAGATCGAGGTGTTGGTGGAGGAGGTGCCGCCGCCATCGAGAACGTTGTTGGCGGTGTTGGAGTTGGAGGTGTTCTTCGTCGAGTAGCGCGGGGCGAAGCCGGTGAAGCGCTCGGGGTTGACGAACTGGTTGCCGTACCAGATTGTCGCCGCGACCTGCTGAGACATGCCCTGCAGGAAGGCCTTGACCTCGGACAGGCGGAACTCAGCGGTGTTGCCGTTGAGGTCGGCGATGTCTTTGTCGATGACCGCGTAGGTCTCGAGGTTGCCGCACGTGTCGACGATCTGGGAGGTGGTCGACTTGGCGTTCGGCACACCGGTGTTCAGCAGGCGCCACGTGGCCTGCGGGATGCCGGTGCGGACCGTGGTCTTGTGACCGGTGGGGAGATTGCCTTCGACCACGAGCATGTCGTCGAGGATCTCGTTGGTCTGGGACAGGAGCTCGATGATGTTCGCGACGCGATAGCCGTCGTCCATCCTTTTGGCCCAATCTGCGTAAGTTAAGGCTGTGCTGCCAATGGTAGCCATTTGGTCGATTCCTTAAAGAGGGTTGGTGGTGCGCTGCGTTACCGATCTGAGCGTTAGCTGTTCAACCCGCGACGGGGCCCGGTTAATGCGAGGCGGTGGGAAGGTTTGGGTACATGGCTTGAGCGGCCGTGGGTCGCGCAGCCTTGTACGGGGAGACCTGGCCAGCATCGCTGGGGCCGCGACCGGAGACGTGAGAGCCTTCGTTCACGCGCGAGGCGAAACGGAGCATGGCCTTGACCACGGCGGGATGGTCGCCGGCGCCGGTTAGGTCCATGGCCTCGTTGAACTCGGCGAGGCCCTTGGGGTCGTTCTCAAAGATCACGGCCTTGGCGCGGCCCATGTCTTCGACAGCGCGGGGGTTGGTGGCGACCTCGGGCAGGGCGTTGGTCTGGGTGCGCCAGTCGGTCCGCATGTCGTTGACGAGTTTGGTGGTCTCGGCGGCCTGGGCGTTGTAGAGGTTGATGAGCTTCTGGGCGGCGTCTTGGGTTAGGCCGAGTTCCTTGAAGATCGGCGTGGCTTTCTCGACCACCTTGGCGTCGGTGTCTTTGAAATCGTACTTCTCCGGCACCGCAGGGGGCGTGGGCTTCTCGGCGGGGTCCTTGGCAGCGGGCTCAGGTGTCGAAGGCGGAGTCTGAGTCTGGGCGTCCTTCAGCGTCCCATCCGGAGTCCGAGCCTCCGCCGAGTTCGGAAGAGGCGGTGTCGTCGGAGTCGGAGGTGTCGTCGGGGGAGCGTCGAGTGTCGCGGACGATATGTCGGTCATTTGGTTTCCTCAAGGGGCTTGGAGAGAAGAGTGTTGATATCGATACCAAGATCTTCAAAAGAGCGAATTCGTGGCCCTCTGTACTTGTTAAGGGCTTGCCAAATTTTAGCGCGGCGACGATGATGCATATAAGGCACAACAGCCTTCATTACATCACGGGCGTTTTCTCCAAAAACAGCAATCGCAAATAATTCTTGATCCCCATCCTTGCGGATACCAGTTGATTTAACCTCTATAGATTTTCCAGTAATTTTAGAGAAGATTCGAGCAGCTGTGGACATTGTATCAAAATCAACCATTCT